ATATGTTGGGAAAGGACTTGTAACACTATTATATAATCTAAAGTGATATCCTTCAAATCCACATGGTAACGATGTGATAGGTGCTTCTTCGTTAAGTTCTAACATAATGTATTTAGAAAGAAGAGCATATTCACCGTTAGTACTACCAATTTGTTTACCAACATAAGAGTTGGATGCTGGGTCCATAGTACAACCAACAAATCTTTCTAAATAAACTGGGTTTGAGTCAGTGTCTGAATAACTACGTACACCAACATCAAATGTTAAGTTGTTGAAAGAGATATTCAAAATAGAAACTTTAACTTCTACGTTTGATGAATCACCATCAGAAATTGTAAATGCCTTAAATAATTTTGTTACTTTAGTTCCTTCTAATTGAGAAACAATCCATGGAGATTCAGCACTCTTATATCTATCTAAGTAATATGCTATAGAGCTTGAACTACTACTTCTCGCACTTGGTAATTCTACAAAATTACAATTTAATCCACGAATATATCCTTGGTTGTAAGAATTGTTTAACAATGTTGGGAAAGCTTCCTCCAAAAATAATGGAACATCTGCTTGTTCTTTACCAAAGTTAGTTCTACCAAAAACTTTACTTAAATAATTTGATTGTGAAACCGATAGAGATGTTTCAAAACTAAATGTGGTGTTATCAATTGTTGAACCTGTTACCGCAAATGTTGAATACGGATTCTTATTTACATTAGCGTATGTTGGTACTGAAGTACAATCAAATGTTGCACCTGTACAATAATAACTAGGACCTGTGTTAGTTCCTGCGTATGTTGCCAAACCTCTTGACCTCAAAGTAGCAACTACCATGTTGTCATAATCACAATATGATACACCTGAATAAGTGTACAAACTACCTGATACAACACCTGAGAATTCAGAACCTGTTAAACCTGGGTCTATAGGTGTAACGTTTTGAACAACATTAAAGAATGAAGAACCTGAATAATTACAACTTCCCAAATTATCAAACATTGCATAATACCAAGAATCGTTAGTATCACTTTCTAAATCGTTTAATCCAATTTGAACGTCATTAACACCAAATACATTTGACTGTGGTGTATATCCGTCAACATCTATTAAGTTATCGTAATCATCGTCATCAATACTACCGTAAAATGCGATTGACTGACTCAAAGTACCTGAACCTTCAATAGCATCTATTGCGATAGTATAAATGAAATTTTGAATGTCACCACTAACAGTTGATGTACCACCATTAAAAGTGGTGTAACTTCCAAAGTGGTTTAATATTGGTGCTGGAAACGGAGTGGTTCCGTTTATGTTAAATGTAATAGTTGATGATGACCCTGTTGTTCCTGAATACTGAACAGACCATGCGGTAGCCACAGGATTGTTAGAACCAATTGTACCTGGGTCTACATTGGCAATAGTAGTTATTGACCAAGACGGACCTGCATCATAACCTGATAAACCAAGAATTCTTGTAACAAATAATTGGTTAGATTGTTGTAAATATGATTTTGCTATGTAAGCCGCTTCGTATTTTGGTATTTGTGTCCCAACAAATTTTTCTGGTTGAGTTCCGCCAAAATAGGCTTGAAACTCATCATAATTTGTTATGAAGATTGGTTCAAAGGCAGGACCTTTGATTGTTTCTCCAACGATACCTAGTGTGGTAACCCCCACACTTTGTGCTACGAAGCTTAAATCTCTTTCCGAAGTGTACACACCCGGTGAAACGAAGACTTTATTTGATGTTGCCATTACTCTGTTTTCTTATTGTCTATTTTATTTTATAGTATAAATATCCACCAAAAACACAAAAACTTTACTTATAAAGATGTATTTATAAATTGGGCAGATTATTTTCTGCCTTTTTTCTACCTTATGGAAAAACCACACAAGAAGATAAAAAATTTAAAGATATCTGTTGAGACACACGATGTGCTGAAAAGATATTGTGACAAAAAAGGATTAAAAATCTATAAGTTTCTTGAAACTTTAATTATGGAAAAATGTAAAGAAAAAAGAGATTTGTATGGTGAAGATTAAACAATGGTTGCAAACCAAGATAAAATAGATTCTTGACCTGCATTTGTTTTTGTAATATCAACTCTCAACACATCGTTAGAGTTGATTTCTAAATTGGTTAAATCAGAACCAAAAAAATCACCATTAATATAGACATCGTATGAATCAATATTTGTTACTGATGTGTTGACTAAATTTACTCTATACAGTAAAGTTTTTTCTATTGATGTTTGAGAAGAAGTGTATCTATATGGTAACTCAAATTTATTTGGATTTTCAGGGAATGTTTTTCTTTTGGGACCTAAAGACCTTGTTCCAACCTCAGTCAAAGTTAAAGTACGTGAAATTGCTGGTTTAACTTCAAATTCTTCCTCATCAATTAAAATACCCAACATTGTGAAATTATATGTTTGGATATAAAATTTTCTTTTTTCCAAATCCATAACATCTTCATCTGACACACTATCTAAAAGAATTGGAATGTAATGTCCTTTAATAAACGCATATGCTTGACGAGACGCAAAATTCTGCATAACAATTTTGTTAAATTGATTTAACTCTCTCATTCTGTTACACATAATTTTAACTTGGTAAGTAATGTCAACAGGTATGGGTTGGGGGATTGTATAAACATCCGCCCCTCTTCTGTTTCCGTCCCAAGTTGGAACCACAGCAAAAAGAAATTGTTTTCTATTTGGAATATTATAAATCAAAGGATTTGAACCATACTTTACCTCAGGTTGTCTGATTACGGTAATAAAAGGTAAATCAACGTTACTATCTAAATCCCTGAAGTTCCAAGTCTCTGTAAATTGAGACCAGTTCTGTGATGTAATAATAATGTCAATAACAGGAACACGAGACCCCGCAGTTGTCATCTCCAAAGTATTCTTTGCAAAATCCAACATACCCCTATCTAAGTCATCATGTAATAACGACTTTGGCAAATAAGTTCCGTCCTTAGTAATATAACTAAGAAGTTCTTCTCTTCTACCATAAAGAATTTTTTGATTCTTTAAAGGAAGTGTTGGTTTAACAATTTTCTTTGGTAATGCCATTTTCTATAAATAGTTTAATTTATATATTACAATCCTCTAAACTCATTCATATTCACAGGTGCACAATCATAAGTCTGATAGAATGGTTTGTATCCACCATAAGTGTGTTTCAAATCTGACACCACCCTTCCATCATCAACTACGGTATAGTATCTAACTCTACTTTCAGTTTCGTAGTATCCAATGTAATCACCAAAATCTATTGTGATTTGTAACTCATTCAAATCTTTTTGGTAAACCGAGAATGTCATATTACCTGGTTCAGTCTGAGCAATTTTTGAGGTTCCCAAAAATTTATTTTCAGGTTGTGCAATTTTAACATATGCTTTGAATTGAACAGGAGCCAAAAATTGAATTCCGTCTTCTAACGCCTCACCATAAACATCGTCAGTTTTTGTTTTGTATCTGTCTACTTTGTATAAAACCAACGTGAAATTCATATCACCACCTAACCACTCTCTACCCATTGATACATCAAGGTCAAAATCTTCTCCTCCAAAGAATTTACCTAATCTTGTTATTGGAACTAATTTTTGTGTCATGTTATTTTTCTGTTGTAACTGATGTTTGATTTATGATTATTTTAATTCCCAAATATTTTTTAATATTTTTTAATATATTACCTCTTGAGGACATAAGAGAATCGGATTGTTTTTGAGTGAAACTATCACCGTTAACTATAAATGTTAAATGACCGTAATACTCGTCTTCACTTCCCGTTGGAGTTAAAGTTATATTAACAGAATAAAACTTACCTAAATTACCCAAAATAATTGGCATAAATTTATTGATGGCGTTTTCAGCATCTTTTTCCGACTTAAAATAACTCATATTGATAAATACCTTATTTATGATTATTATTCTGTAATATTGTATGAGTAATGTATTAACTACCATAGAAAGTAGAGCACTGAATATTTTGGAAACCTATTCGGGTGCCAACAATTATATTCTCAAACTACAACAAAAATTCAACATAAATAAGAAATTCTACCCAACAAGGTCTCAGGCCGAATACATTGTAAATTATTCACCAAACACACCAAAGGTTGCTAAAAAATGGGTTGACCTTGACCAATACTTTGCTCAGAAAATTGCCGATGATAAAGGATATATAGAAATCCCAACAAAAGTTTATGTTGAAAAATTATTAGTTGAAAAAGATGTGTCGTTTCATATTTGGGGAAAGTTTTTTGAAAGACAAGAAGTGTTTGATTTTTGGGTCCCAAAAGCGGCAATGTTAAAGGACAACTCAATTAAAGATGTTGAAATTGATTTTTCAAAGTATTCTCATCGTCCATTAATGTCTCACCAAGAAGAAGCGGTTAAAAGATTGGTTGTTAACAGAAGATTTATTTTGGCTGATGATATGGGTCTTGGAAAAACAACTGCAACTGTGGTTGGGGCGTTAGAAACAGGTTCCAAGAAAATTTTGGTTATTTGTCCTGCGTCGTTAAAAATTAACTGGCAAAGAGAAATCTCAAACTATACTGACAGAAGTATTTCCATTATTGATGGAAAGAAATGGGAAGACGCCGATTTTATTATCATAAATTTTGACATCATAAAAAACTTCCATGATGTTGCCAATAAAGATGAGTCCATTATTTTAAAGTCCAAATTTGATTTGGTGATAATTGATGAAGCTCATTACATACAAAACGCACAAGCACAAAGAACAAAATTAATCAACGACTTTGTAAAGATTGTTGACCGACTTTGGTTATTAACAGGAACACCAATTACATCAAGACCTATCAACTACTTCAACTTATTGAACCTTATTCAATCTCCCGTGGCATCAAATTGGATGGCTTACGTAAAGAGATATTGTAATGGTTTTCAATTCAAAGCGGGTAAAAGAAGGATTTGGAACGTGAGTGGTGCCTCAAACTTAGATGAACTAAGAGAAAGAACCCAAAGACAAGTATTAAGAAGATTAAAAGAAAATATTTTAGATTTACCTGAAAAAATTATTACACCCGTTTACTTGAGATTAAAATCAAAAGAGTATGAAGAACTTATGGGTGAATATTATGATTGGTACGATAAAAGTGGTGAGGCGGATTCATTAACATTACAATTCTCAAAACTTGTAAAAGTTCGTCAGGTCATTGCCAAAGAAAAAATCAACGCAACGATTGAGTTAATTGAAAGTGTTTTAGAACAAGATAAAAAAATTATTGTGTTCACCAATTTTACAAACTCGTTGGAATTAATTTTGGAAAAGTTTGGAAAACAAGCGGTTCGTGTTGATGGGTCTTGTTCTCAAAAAGAAAGACAACTTGCCGTTGATGAATTCCAAAACAATGAAAAAATTAAAGTTTTTGTTGGTAATATCAAAGCCGCAGGTGTTGGTTTAACATTAACTGCGGGTGAAGTTGTTATTATGAATGACTTATCATTTTTACCTTCAGACCACTCTCAGGCTGAAGACCGAGCTTATCGTATTGGACAAAAAAATTCCGTGTTGGTTTATTACCCAATATTTGACAACACAATAGAAGGGATTGTTTATGACATACTTCAGAAGAAGAAAAATATTTTTGAAACCATTATGGGAGACAGAATTAGTACCGAAGATAATGGGACTACTGCTTCAGAAATTCTTGATAGAATCAATAACCTTAGGTAAAATAACAAAGTCGTGTTATTTATAATAATATTAAATGAACGACAAGAATGAAAAATTTAGTGAATAGAGTTCAAGAATTAGAAGAAGAAATTCTAATGAAAGAGACGGTAAAGGAAACGAAGAGAAGAAACGAGAAAGCCGTAAACGAAGCCAGAAAAATCAAAATAGAAAAATTACCATACGGTTATGATTCTTTAAAAAAATTTATTGACCCCGAAACAATGGATGTTCATTACAACAAACATTACAAGGGTTATGTTGATAAATTAAACACCGCACTTGAAAACAAAGATGCCCCTGACGATTTGGAAAAAATTGTTAAAGGAATCAAAAGGTTCAACAAGACAGTTAGAAATAATGCGGGTGGGGCCTACAACCACCAATTATTTTGGAACATGTTGACCCCAAAGAAAATGTCTCCTCGTGGTTTAATCATGAAACACATTACAAAAAACTTTGGTTCGTTACCCCTATTCAAAAAGAGATTTGAGGGTGTTGCCAAAGAAAGATTTGGTTCAGGTTGGGTGTGGTTAATTTTGACTGATGATGATAAATTAAGAATTATGTCTACTTCAAACCAAGACAACCCTTTGATGAATGTTATTGAAGGTGGGGGTTATCCATTACTTGGTTTAGATTTGTGGGAACACGCTTACTACCTGAGATATAGAAACAAAAGAGATGAGTACATCAAGAACTTTTGGAATGTAGTAAATTGGGACTTTGTGGAAAACTCGTTGAAAAGTAGATTAAAGATTCCATTGCAAGAGTCAGCCAAAACGCTTATTTTTGAGGATATGAAACCAACAATGTGTCCAGCACAGACAACAAAAAAGTATGAAAACTTTTTAAATTCTAACGAAACCCTTTACGGAGAGTACAGAAAACAAATTGACAAACACGTTCAACAATTCTTTGGTTCTTTAATGAGAGCGGCGAACAAAGAGTATGGTTCAGGGGTTTATGGTTTAGAAGGTGATGAAAACAAAAGGTCCCTTATCAATAACTGGAATACAAATATTGCGGTGTTCTGTTACTTGGCCGAAGAAATAAACAAGAAAGTTGTTTCATTGGGTAGAGAACCTTTTACATTTTTAACCGCAGATAACGATGAGATTAAAAACGCTGAATTTGAACGTTACCTTAGAGCAATAAACCACTTCAAGAAAGACATTTTTAATATGGATGGTGATTTGTTCAAAAACATTATGGGTATTCTTGATATTATTTATGGTGCGGGTGAAAGAAGAGAGGCTCGTGTTATAGAAAAGATGAGAATTTTATTGGGTCCTGAAAATGTTGACCACACAGGTGGACATGGAAAACAAGAAGATTTTAAAGGAAATGATGCCAAGTTTATCAAAGATGGTGTAAATCATAGTGCTCAAATCAAACCTTTTTGGAAACAATTGAAAACCAAAGAAGAAACTTATGAAGTTTATTCATCAGGAAAAATTCACAAGTATAGAACTGATTGGATGATATTTGAAAGTGAAAAAGTTGGTATCCGTGTATTTGATAATAAAAACGTAACATTGGGGGATGGTAAGTATATATTCCCAATAGAATCGTTACTTTATACAATATCATAAATACCAGATATTTATTGGTATGGCAGTTATACCAGAACCAGAAAGAACCCAACTCTACACACGTATTAGACACCTGTTAGGTGCTCCACTTAGAAGTGTTGAATTAGAAGACGAACAATTAGATTCTCTTCTTCAGTTAGCAATTGATGATTATACCCAATACATCCTTGATTGGTTGATTGAATCTCAATGGACATCCTTGTATGGATTGGACTTGGATACACAATCTTTAGCCAATGCTTTGGTAACAAGAACATTAGATTGGGAAACCCAATACACTTACGCATATTCCAAGATAGTTGGTTTACAGGCTGACGGTCCTTGGGTATTGAAAAAAGATTATTTTGATTTGGTTTCCAACCAACAGATTTATGAAATACCCGCATGTCGTGAAATTAACGAATTGTTGTGGTTTACACCCGCAGAACAAAATAGTATGTTGTTTGACCCTTGGTCTTTTGGTTCCTTTGGTGGATATGGGGTTGGTGGACCTGCCGGGTTCTCTCAAGTCGGAAGTGGTGGAGGATACACAATGTTTTCAGGATATGATGTGTTGGCTCGTTTACAAGACGTAAATATTAAAAGTAGATTGATTGGTGGAGATTTAACATATAAAATCACGGCATTACCGGGTGGTAAAAAGGCCGTTTGGTTATATAATGTTCCTGGTGGTAAATTTGATTTTGGTAATATGGAACTAAACAGACGTAGAGTTTGGTATTACTACTACGATGCATGTGAAGATGACCGTGACCAATGTTTAAAAGATAATCCTGACATTGTTAAATTACCTTCAGACATACCTTTATATGGTCTATCATGGGATGACATTAACGTTCCGGCGAAACAATGGGTAAGACGTTGGTTCACAGCATACTCTAAAGAAACTTTGGCTAGAGTCAGAGGTAAATTTTCAGGAAATTTAAAAACTCCTGATAGTGAATTACAAATGGATTACACGTCTTTGGCAACAGAGGCCAAAGATGAAAAAGCGGTTCTTTTAGACGAATTAATGAAAAGATTAGAAAGATTACGTCCTGAGAACCAAATGAAAAAAGAGGCAGATATTGCCGAATCATTGAACAAACAATTAAAATACAGAGCATTCCCACAACCAATCACAACCGTTTAATATGGCAATAATTAGAACAGTACCAACAAGAAAAATCATAAATGGTTTTGAAGTAAACACATCATCAGTTGCAATTGTTTCTGACGAATTTTATAGTACAAAAGGAGAAGATGTTATTATAATTAGACAAATACCTAATTGTAAATTAAAATTAGATTCTACAACAACTGACCACGTAAAAATCAAATCATTGACTAATGTTTTGATTATACCTGATAAAGGGGGTATTGATGAGTCATGGGATGAGTTAATAATTTCTAACGGTTCTTGTGTTGAATTTAGATTTGCCGGAGGAAATTGGTATATAATGTCCTCCGACGGAATCAAATTTGATTAATCTTGTTGACCTACACGTATGTTTTTAACATCATCAACTGTGATGTTTTTTAGTTTAGTAGTACCACTAGACATAGAGGCAAAACTACCATTTATAACCAAAAACTCAAACACATAGTATAAGTAATCAGGTAACAATAAATCGGTCCTAACTACTTTAATACCTATTTTTTCAGGGTCAAATTCTTTTGTAGGTTTACCTACAGAATCAATATCGCCTTTTCTTGTAATCCAAAAATCCGCATCAGGGAAGTCGGTCTTAACATCACATAAATCTTTAAGTCTCATACTTGATAAATATCAACAAATATACGACTCCCAATTGGATTCTGCACTATCATATATGTAATTTGGAGATAATTTTCTTTTTTCCCAATACTCTAGTTCTTCCTTGGTGATATCTAAAACGTCTTTCTGTAGGTCATCTTGACCACCTTCATCTAATGGCATACCATTGATAAGTTCACATTGTTCTGTGGTGAATAAACCCCTTTCTAATGGGTCATCAACAATCAACGCATCCCTCACTTCTTGTTTGAATACCACTAAGAACGGTTCTATTCTTTTGTTAAATGTACTAACCGCTCTTGGAACATTGTATTCTCCTGTCATGTTAGGATTGTTTTCCAAATCTGTAGGATTTAATATGTAACAGTTAATTCTAACCATTGAATCCATATTATCGGTGGGGTAGGTACCGTAGTTATCAAAATAGTTCTGTAGGTCGTCCTCTCTCCATCCACTTTTTAGTTTGTTTACTTTTTGGACATCACCATGAGATGCTTTAGTTCCGTTATTAACATATAGAATTACATCACCCAAACTTACATTCATATTGTGTTTTATTGCAAGTTCCATATGTGCTTGACGAGACATCAATGCTCCTGCCTTTGTGGTTTGTTTACACTTAAGTTTGTAGTCAGGTATACTTTGTTTAACCTTAGCCTTTTGAGCAATTTTAGCCAACGGGATTTGTTTATCGTAAATCTTTTGTAGATACTCATAATAGTATTCTATAAACCCTTTACCATCACCATCCAACAACATCTTGATACCCTTATCAATAAATTCCTCAATATAACCCGGTAATTTCTTTGACTTGATGGTATTACCCGTTAATTTAATTTTACCTTTCTCGGTAATCAAAGCGTAGTTTTTACGAGCTAAGTTAATACATGCGGGCCACACACCATCATTATCCAACGCCATTTCACCTCTCATGAAGATATCGTTATATTCCGCAATGTCTGCAGCCGCTCCCGTGTATTCTTTACCCTCTTTAACTTTCCAATTGTTACCACGACCAATATATTTACGAGTTTCCGCATCATCTGGCGCTGAAAAGTTCACACCGTCCGTGTCCATTACCAATGGTTGATATCCACGGTTCATAAAAAACTTAATCATCTGACGAAGATATTGTCTTCCTGTACACGTAATTTGTTCTCCCATATACATATCACCCCAATGGAATACTTGAGGAGCGGACAACGCTCCAAACATTGAGTTAATAAAAATCTTAATTGGTAACTGTTTACGGTCATATGATTTTGACTTTTTTGGGTCTGACTTTTCATACTCCTCGGCAAGTTGTTTATACATGATACGAGAATTTCTGAAGAATCCTAAAAACCCTTTCATCGCACCTGTAATATCGCAATCAGGAAATACATCATGAACCAACTGAATTGAAGGGTATAGAGAACTAAAGTCAAGTTTTAATACTGACCTTGAGAATCCAACTTTAATCAAACGAGAAAGACCTCCGACAAATGGTGTCTTCTGTTCTTTTTCAGGAATGGCAAGTCCATGTTTATAGGACCAAGCCAACATAATCATTTTCCACAAAGTTGCCGTACCCATCGTACTTACACGCTCATAAGTTGTGGGAACTAACGACGCTAGAAGGAAAGAACCTTGGTTAAATTCTTCATCTACAATAAGAGTTTCTTCTAAGTCATCATCAAGATACCTTTCCACAATATCACTACCTGTAGTCTTGATATATGTGTCTTCATGTTTAGAACAAGCGGTGTCAATTTTTGGGTCCACACCAACTTTTTTGTATTTACCATTTTTAATGTTTAACCAATATTCT